CGCGAGTGTGACAGGTTCGGTCGGATCGGTGACCGGAAACGTAGGCGGTAATGTCGTCGGTAGTGTCGCTAGTGTAACCGCCGGCGTGACTCTCGCGGCCTCCGCGGTACAAGCAATCTGGGATGCGCTGACGTCAGCCCTTACGACCGTCGGTAGCATTGGCAAGCGTCTATCTGACAATATCGATGCCGCCATATCCAGTCGAGGGACCGGGGCGGCACTCGATGCCGCCGGTGTCAGATCGGCCGTCGGGTTGGCCAGTGCCAATCTCGATACCCAGATCGATGCGATACCGACTGGAATCGAAAATGCCGATGCTTTGTTGAATCGCGATATGTCTGTCGGTTCGGATTCAGGCAGTCCAACGGTTCGTACGGTGCGTCAGGCACTACGGTTCCTTCGGAATAAATGGAGTATCTCCACCGGGACTCTTACCGTGACCAAGGAAGACGATACGACTGCAAGTTGGACGGCGTCAGTGACGACGGCGGCGAGCAATCCGGTGGATTCGGTCGATCCCGCGTGAAACGTGAATTGCTCGAAGAGCTGAAGCGTCATTGTACCGTAATCGACACTTACCCGAATTGGTCGAAGGCGGAAAAAAAAGAAATGAAGCGCGCCATTCGGGATACGTTGGAACGTACCGGGTGGATTGATCTTAGATATTTCCCTGCCGATCATCGGTGGAATCTATGCAGCGAGAGGTTGAGGACGGGGGATTTTTCCAATTGGGACGGATGGGAATTCAGGTCGGACTGGAGCATGACCTATTGGTGGGGGAAGGAAATAAAAATCCCTATTCCAAAGTTAGATTTGAGAAAGTCTTACCAGTCACCCATCAAACATATCGTGGTTTTGGGAGAACAAGGGTTAGGAGATGAAATCTGCTATTCCTCGGTTCTTCCTGAATTGATAACCAGGGCTGGGCACGACGCGATAGAATTTCAATGTTATCCGAAGTTAAAGCCGGTTTTCGAGAGGAGTTTCAGGATTAAATGCACCGACCGGCTTCCGTTGTCGGAAGTAAAGCACGGCGAAGCGGTCATTGCCCTTGGTGATTTACTGCCGCTCTATCGGAAAGCGAAAGAGCATTTTCCGCGTCGGCCATTTTTACGTCCCGATCCTGCGCTCGCAGAACATTGGAAATGCTGGTTGCGGGGATTTACCCGACCGTGGGTCGGGTTCGCCTACAAATCTAGGCACGGTAGTTTTGATAGGGCGAAATTTTTGTCAGCGATGACCTCAGGCGCCAGATTCGACTTGCAATACGGTTCCCAAAGTCGTGATAGCCCGCCTTTCGATGTCTCTAACGACTTTGAGAACCTGTTCGCCTTCATTAGTTGTTTGGATCGCGTTGAAAGCTGCACACAGACTCTATGCCACATCGCCGGTTCTCTTGGTAAAGAATGTCATGCGGTGATTCCTCCGAAAAACGGAGAGACGATTTCAAAACTTTGGTACTATTCGGAAGGTAAGTCTTTCCCGCCGGGTTTTGACGGCTATTGGGAGTCTCCCATTTACCCCAATTTCACGGTTTACAAAAACATCGATGAGTTCAGAAATTGCAGCACTCGAAGAATTGAAAGGCCGTTGTCTGTCAATACAGGTGGTTTGGTTGGACACCGGCGTAAGGATGCAATCTGCGATCCAGACCCTCACCAAACATATCAATGAAGCCGTTAAGCGCCCATTATTGCCTAACGAGACGCAAGAACTGGCGGAGGAGATTTTAGACCTACGAGAATATTTACGAGATGTAAGAGATAAATATCCCGAGGTAAGACGAGAATTCGACCCAACGATAAAGGTATGTGATTGGTTAGTCCAACCGATTAATTCCGACTGACAAAGCGGAGATTGTATGAAGCATTGGTTTTGGCATATTTGCTCTTTATGTGTGTTGGTATTTCGCGATCCATCCGAGCGCCTAACGGATCAAGATTACAGGTGGTATAAAAATTTCATGCGCCGCCGTGGATTTGATGGCGCACCATGAACATTTGTGTAGTCGGTCACGGGAGAAGCCTCAAAGGCAAGTTAATGGGCATGCAGATCGATGCCCATCACATTGTCGTCAGACTGAAGGGCTGTCGAACGGTCCTAGGGACTGACGACTACGGGAACAGAGCGGATCATCTGTGTGCTTCAACCGAGATCATGGGGACGTTCTTTGATGTCCCCGCCGGGACTTTCTGGGGATATCCGAAAAACGGGGATTACAATTTCGACCGATCTGTAAGAGCGATTATGGATTTGGGCGCTCCGGTCATGATCCCACTAAAGCTATGTAACCACTGGAACAATATATTTCGTGAGATGGGCGGGAGTCACCCTAACGTTTCTACCGGTATGGCCGCTATTATTATCGCAGCTCATTATTATGAGCCGAAAACGATAACGTTGGCAGGATTCGACACTTTGTTAGACCCGACTAAAGAATTCATCCGGAATGATGATATCCCGAGGTCCGGGGTCGGTAAAATAAATCATGATTGGATGACAGAGCACAAACTGCTGGGTAAAATCCGTGAGGTGTACGGATGTGAAATCAAACCTTTATTCTGATGATCGCCATAACATCATTTTCACCGAAAGGTTATGAATTGTATGGTAAGCGGTTTTTGGAATCGTTCGTCCGTAATTGGCCCTGTGATGTCGTCGTCTATTACGAGGAATTACCCGATTTCCAGCATGAGAATGTGATATATAAGCCCATCATGAGCGTGTTTGGGATGAAGGCTTTTTTAGCTTATTGCGATATAAACCCTATATTCAGAGGCAGGACGCCTTTGGGGTATAACTATAATTTGGACGCGCGCAAATTCTCGTTCAAAGTATTCGCACAACTGGACGCCCTGAAAAACAACGAAGGCAAGATCATCTGGCTAGATGCCGATTCGGTCATGAAAAAACCGGTAACAAAAGAATTCATCGATTCTCTGTTCGATTCGCAGGCGATCTGTTTATTGGGGAGAGATGGGTTTCACTGCGAGTCTGGATTCGTCGGGTTTGATGTAGGACATCAGAACTTCGATGAATTTTTGGAACGATATGAAAATTGTTATCGAAGAGGACAAATCTTCAGACTCGACCGGTGGCACGATTGCGAAGCTCTCGAATGGGCTATTGCTCAATCGGGTATCGGTGTTAAGAACCTAAGCAATCATTGGAATGTCGGTGATTCATTGGACGTAATGCCAACGACGGTTTTAGGCCCATATATTGACCACCATAAAGGCAATAAAAAATCAGACGTGTCGTTGCATTGAGACGAAATGATTTATCTGGAAGCATACCGACAGCTTCACAGACATGGGATGTTCAAAGGGTTCAGTTTAGAAAAACACATCAATAAAATAACCGAGCTTTTGAAGGAACACGGCTGTAAATCCGTTCTCGATTACGGTTGTGGTAAGGCTATTCTGCACATTCGAGGTATAACAAAAGAATGGGGTAACGTTAGTCTTTACGACCCAGCGGTGGATGAGTTCGAGAAACTTCCCGAAGGTAAGTTCGACGCAGTAATTTGCACCGATGTTCTGGAACATGTTCCTGAACAGGAGTTAGACCAGACATTGCAAATTATTTTTAGTAAGGCAACGAAGTTAGTTTGTCTCAATATCTCCACAAAAGAAGCAAAAAAGTTCCTTCCTAACGGCATTAACGCGCACGTAACGGTAAGACCGTCGGAATGGTGGCTGGGGAAATTGGATAGTTACCGTCAGGGTCAGGTTATGTGGGTCAATTTCGATGCTTGAAGTACGAGAAGACTACAAACCAGGACCGTTGGTTGCTGTTTTTTCCAGCCAAAATATATTTTCCAGAGAAAGAAAAGTATTCGAGTGGGAAAAAACTACCGAAGGCAAAAACAGGATTTTGTTTTGTGATACCGAAGGTCTTTGGTATCAGAAATGTGTCGATGAAGTTATCGAACGACTCAAAGAACCCACAGACTTAACGATCGGTTGTTCCAAGGGCGGTTATGCGGCGCTTTTATTCGCCCATCTACTTGGATGTAAATCATTGAGTTTCTCGCCCCAGACGGTACTGGAAGACGCAAGATGGCCGGGTATAGAAAAAGCAAAGGCGCTATCGAGATACCCGGATTTGTCGTTCATACACGGCAAACAGCATGATATTTATTATTGTAAATATAACCCAGGCGATGTATTCCATGCCGAAAGGCTGAATGTATCCCATCACCCAGTGGAGTGCGTAACCCACGCTGTCGCTAAAGAAATTCGTGAACAACTGGCATGCTTAATCCCCGACTGACAAAGCGAGGTTCGGATTATGAGGGCGTTTGTTACAGGAATTTCCGGGCAGGACGGCACATATCTTAGTAAGTTTCTTATATCCAATGGCTATGATGTATATGGTCTCGACCGGAGAAGCTCACAGCCAAAGCGGCTTCCTGACGGTGTGACCATCGTTGAAGGGGACATAACCGATCATAATATCATCAGAACGATCGGGAAAATCGATCCTGATGAAATATACAATTTGGCTGCCATGTCACACGTCGGTGAATCTTTCGAAATCCCTCACACGGCATTCGAAGTGAACGCATGCGGCGTTCTAAATGTATTGGAAGGAGCCAGATCAAGGATGTCTAAGTTTTATCAGGCTTCTTCGTCTGAATTGTTCGGTAATTCTCCACCGCCTCAAAATGAAAAGACACCATTCTACCCGCGAAGCCCTTACGCAGTTGCAAAACTCGCGGCCTATTGGCTGACTGTCAATTACCGAGAGGCTTACGGATTATATGCAGTCAATGGGATTTTGTTTAACCATGAGTCTCCACTGAGAGGACATGATTTCGTTACTCAGAAGGTAGCGCGGTATTGCGCTCATATTAAGCGTACTAACAATTTTGCGCGTACATGGCCCACTGAGACTGCGGTTGAGAAATTAAAGCTCGGCAACCTAGATGCAAAAAGAGATTGGGGCCACGCCGAAGACTTCGTTGAAGGCATGTGGTTAATGATGCAACAGCCTAACCCAGAGGATTACGTCTTAGCAACCGGGATAAGCCGTACCGTTCGGCAACTTCTCGATGTGGCTTTTAACTACATTGGGGTTGGAGATTGGACACCATATGTCGAAGTGGATCAATCCTTATTCCGTCCCGTAGACGTTGGGCATCTATGCGGAGATTCATCTAAGGCCTACGAGATAGGCTGGAAATCAAAATATACATTCGAAGAGACAATAGCGGAAATGATAGATGTTGCCGCTAGCAATTAATACATGGGGTGATGAGGAAAGAGACGCCATTATCCGTGTGATTGACTCAGGTCGATTCACAATGGACGAGAAGGTCGGAGAATATGAACGTGATTACGCGGACTATGTAGGAACGAAATATTGTATAGCCTGTAATTCTGGTTCTTCCGCAAACTTATTAATGGTTGCGGCATGGTCTATCCGCCATGGAGCCGGGACCGTAATCGTCCCGGCGGTTTCTTGGCCAACATCCTATAGTCCGTTCCAACAATATGGCTGGAAGTTGAAGTTTGTTGACGTTGATCGTGAAACGCTCAACTACTCCTTGAGCGAATTGGGTAATGCCTATACCGGGAACGATTTGATACTCGCCGTCAATCTCCTGGGGAATCCTAATGATTTCGATAAATTCCCCGCTCCGGTGTATCTCGAAGATAATTGCGAATCAATGGGTGCCGAATATATATGCGACGACATGGGAGTATGTCGAACCGGATCATTGGGCGTCATGGCGTCGCATTCGACGTTTTTCAGTCATCATATCCAAACGATGGAAGGCGGGTTGATTACGACTGATAATGAATATTTTTATCAGATGCTTTTATGTCTGAGATCGCATGGGTGGACTCGTCATTTGCCGAACGACAATATATTAAAAGAGAAGGTCGGCAAGTATGAGTTTGTTTACCCTGGATACAACTTGAGGCCGACGGAAATTCAGGGCGCTGTTGGTGTGGAACAAGTCAAGAAATTACCAACCTTTATTTTACAAAGGAGAGAAAATGCGGAAGCCTTCAAGGAAAAAGCCGCCAAAAAAGGGTGGAAAATACAACGAGAGATAGGCAAGTCGTCATGGTTCGCATTCGCTGTCTTGTCGGATGATATCGATAGCGTTAAAAAAGAACTAGACGCGAAAGATATAGAATACCGCCCCATCGTTGCTGGTAATTTTACCAGATCGACGGCCATTAAGTATTTTGATCAGCCTACTGCAACATATCCGAATGCCGATTATATCCACGATCATGGGTTGTATATCGGCAACCATCACCAACCGATTGATTGGAGTATTTTGGGTTGATCCGCTGGTTTATCGGGTGGGATAAGGATGAAGGGATAGCATCATACGTTCTTGAGCACAGTTTGCAAACGCGCACCAGCATTCCAATCGCATTTACACATTTGAACCGAGATGCGTTACGCGGAATTTTCAAACGCGAACGTTCAGAACTTGACTCGACAGATTTTTCATCATCGCGGTTTCTGGTTCCCTATCTGTGCAATTATGAAGGTTGGGCCATATTCTCCGATTGCGACATGGTCGTGGTAGATGACCCGGCGAAACTTTGGGCATGGAGAGACGATCGTTACGCAGTACGTGTAGTCAAACGTGATCATGTACCAAAAGAAGAAGTTAAATTCCTCGGTCATGCACAATTGAAATACTCAAGGAAAAACTGGTCGTCGTTGATGCTGATCAATAATGCCGAATGTAAAGCACTGACGCTAGATTATGTCCATCATGCTCCTGGTCTTGATCTTCATCAGTTTAAATGGCTGGAAGACCCGTTGGTAGGTGATTTGCCCGCGCATTGGAATCATCTGGTTGGAGCCGACACATCGGCTAACCCATCGTTAATTCATTACACCAGCGGAGGGTGTTGGTTTCAAGATTACCAGGATTGCGAATTTAACCAGGAATGGTTCCGAGAGCTGATGAATATGCAAAAGATCAAAGAATGAACCTGGAAGAAACCGCTAAGATTATTTCCAAGTTGGAAAACTATAAAAATACCAACAAACTGGAATATTACAAACCGTATGAGTACCAGGAAAAATTCCATAATGGCATAGGACATGGTACCAATAAGCCGGCAAGGCAAAAGGCGTTGATCGCAGCTAATCAAATAGGGAAAACGACCTGCGGATCAATGGAAGTCGCAATGCACTTGACCGGGAAATATCCTAATTGGTGGAAAGGTACGCGGTTTACCTATTGCAACGAATTCATAGTTGCTTCGACAACGAATGAAACGACACGAGATCGTTGCCAAAAAGACCTTTTCGGCGATCCTTTGGATGATAAGCAACTCGGTACCGGGGCGGTTCCATTGAGTTGCATCGGAGAAAGGATAAGAAAACCAGGAATTCCGAATGCGTACGACGCCGTATTGGTGAAACATTCCTCCGGAGGGTGGTCAAGAGCAGTATTTAGAGGATATGAGCAGGGATCAAAGAAATTCATGGGATCGAGATTGACTGGTGGATATTGGGCGGATGAGGAGCCTCCCGCTGATATCAATTCACAGTTAAATCGAGGAATCTTTGCAACAGACGGAATCGGACTCCTTACGTTGACACCCGAAGAGGGAATGACAGAAGTCGTTGCGTCTTATTTGAACGACATAGCCATCGGTCAGTTTGTCATAAGAGCAGGATGGGATGATGCTCCACATATGACTCATGAACGCAGAATGCTGGCGTTAGCTGGTATCCCAGCGCACGAGCGCGATATGAGATCGAAGGGTGAGCCTCTTATGGGATCGGGCCGCGTGTTCGACGTTTCCGAAGATTTGATAATGTGTGATCCGTTTGATATTCCGGCCCATTGGGCAAGGATCAACGGGTTAGACTTCGGATGGGATCATCCTTGTGCGACTTCATTCGTAGCCCATGATAGAGACAAGGATGCTGTTTATATTTATGACGGATACCGAGAGTCGCGAATTTTAATTCCGATTCATGCGAAGGTTACTAAATCTCACGGTGATTGGATTCCAACGGCATGGCCACATGACGGGTTCGTGCATGATAAGTCATCCGGTAAACCAATTGCGGATATATACCGTGAGGATGGGGTTAATATGTCGAGAGAACCTTTTACAAATCCCCCTCAGATGGGACAGAAAGAAGGATCGGGAGGGAACGGTCTTGAGGTCGGCCTTTTCCAAATGCTAGAGATGATGCAAACCGGAAGGTTCAAGGTATTCAAAAATGTCAAACCGTGGTGGGAAGAAATGAGGATGTACCATCGCAAAGACGGGAAAGTCGTTCCGAAAATGGATGACTTCATTTCGGCTACCCGAATTGCCGTCATGTTCCGGCGTCATGCCCAGACAAAGACTGTAAGACAACCAAAGATATATATACAACCCGGAGTTTATAACTGGTGAGCGCTGTACTTGAGTTTCCGGATATTAAGAAACGCAGGATATCGAGTAATGACTGGAAACAGGTGGAGGAGTATGTAAAAAAGGAATTGAGCAAACGGGAATCCGACCCTTTCCGGAAAATACATGAGAAGATTTGGGCCGAGGTCGATCGGCAAGTCTACATGAAGGCACCAAAAAAAATAAAGAGCGACCCAAAGAACAGCAACGATTGGCATTCTGCGGTCGAATTAGGAGAACAGGCTAAGGCCTCTGAGACGCTGACAGCGGACGTTATGAGACTAGTGTTTCCTACCAATAGAGCATGGTTCGAGGCTCACGTAGAATTACCGGCTAAACTTGATCCGCAAACTGGCAATAACGTTGCGCCGAAACAAGAAGAACAGCAATTCATCGATGGGGCATTAAGGGCTTTAATGACCCAACAGCATTTAGATTTTGGGTTCCAGGAACGTCTGGAACTTTCGGTCAAAGAAGCGTTGCACCATGGAGGGTTCGTTGCGGAAGCCAGAAAAGAGTATGCCTTATTGGTCCACCAAGGAAGCGGCATTCAAAGTCTTTGCGCTCCGGTATGGGTTCCACATTCTATGTGGAATTCATATCCCGATTTGAGCGCGTCGGCCATGAGTACCAATATGTTTTATACCGGCAGCATGATCATCAAGGAATACATGCCGAAGTATAAATTAAACGAAACCGCTATCCAGGGTAAAGAACAGGGATGGATGTCGTCTCAGATGTCAAAAATCCCTAAGAGGCAGAACAAAAATAAAGATATCCAGACCGAAGATGTAGAATTGGTCAAGTACTTTGGAGATTGTGTAATCAATCGTAATGATGGGGATATTTTTTTACCGAACTCCAAAGTTATTTTGGCAAATGGGGTTATCGTCTTTTATGCCCCGAATAAACTTCCGTTCCCGAATATCATTTATTCCGGATACGAAAAACTTGATGTGAGAGACCCTTATTATATAAGTCCTCTCATGAAACAAGCCCCGATGCACAAAGTCGCAACGGTGTTAGCCAATAAGTATCTTGATGCCGTGGCTCTTCATACAGAACCTCCTCTTATTTACGATGGGAATGATCCTGCATTCGTAGAGAATGGCGGACCTGTTATTGCTCCTGGTTGGAGAGGTTCGACAAAGGGAACGGCTGAATTTAAGACAATGGAAACCGGCGATCCAGGTGCAGCGTTAGCCGGTCTGCAATTCACCATTGCTCAAGTCAAGCAAGGTACGGGGGACGAGCTGGAGAGACAAACCGGAGAAGAGACTGCAACAAAATCTCGCCTTAAAAATATGAAAGGTGAGGTTAGGACAGTCAAGTTCGTTGGGCGACTTGAATTTTCCCTGAAAGTATTTTTGTACATGCAACATGAGATCAACAAGCAGGAATTAGAAACATATAGATTCTACAATCAGGAAATGGATGCTCCTGACCATATGACGATAACGGGAGAAGACATCCCGGAAAATGTGCATTTTGAGATAGTAGGTTCTAAGGGCATCCTGGGAGAAGAAGAACGCGCCCAAAAGGGAACAGTCGTGTTTTCGTTCGCATCTCAAAACCCATTATTCGCTCCGATACTAAAGCCAGCCGACATTTTGAAGGAAATGCTCCAAGATGCCGGTTATAAAAGTCCGGAAAGATTCTTGAATATACCTGACGACGAAATGATGCAAGTCGAACAGAAAATCGAGGCTAAATATAAACAGGTCATTGAGGAAGGGATGCGCGAAATAGACGATCTGAATAAAAAGCTCGCTATCTCCAAAGCCGTCAACGATGCACGTGTCATTGAGGCCCAAATTAAGGCTGGGATACAAGGTGATGTTACTCAGTTCAAGGCACAAGTTCAGGCCGATTTGGATACTCTAAACACACACTTGAAGATGCTGGAGGTATCTGCGAAACAATCCAGCGATGAACAGAGGCAACTAAGTCAGGCGTCCATCACCGAAATAGTCGGTGTGATCCAATCCTTGGAAAAATTGATAGGCTCTCAAAAGACAGAGCAGAATAATACGTCGAAAGAGGTCACAGATAAGGTCGATTCATTGACATCGACAATGGATAATTTACTTAAGGAAATCAAGAAACCAGTTAAATTAAAAGACGCGAAAGGGAACGTCATTAAAACCGCGTCCAGGGAATAAAGAACGTGCTGTTCTTTCTAAACCTGGGCAATAGCCCTGACGCCGCTCCACCACCAGTTCCATCTACTCCAACCACTCAGGGCGGTGGGCGTTTCCTGCCGGCGTATTATCCGAAGAAACGAAAATTCAACCGGAAGGATGAAAAAGAACTCAAGAAACTACTACTTTCAGCAGTCGATGACGAAAAGAATGCTCAAAGAAAATTGGAGAAGAAGGCCGATGAACTTAAGAGAGTCGCTAATGCAGCGGAGGGTATTAGAAATGCTGTAGATGAAGCGCAAAAAGTCATAAGGCAACAAGCGAAGTCCAATGAAATCAAATGGGCCGAGGCTCAGAGAAAGATAAAAGAACTGGAAGATGAAGAAGACATGCTCTTAATACGTATCGCACTGTTCTTATCGTCGTGATGAAGGAAGATTTTCTCTTACATATAAAGAGTCATTCTTTATGGCCTATTTTTAAAAAAAATCTACTGGATAAGAGACCTATCGTGCCGGCGCACGACCCGATCAAAGATAATACTGAACAATGGAAATCGCTTTCCGCTCAACAGAGAGGATTTGATCTCTGTTGTGCATTTTTCAAAATCAACGAGGAGTAACTATGTCAGATCAAAATTCCGTGCCGAGTCAAGAACCGGCCGAGACTACAGCCACACCTACACCAACGCCCTCAACTTCCCCGGATGACGCATTAAGAAATATAGCGTCCGAGTTCTCTGTCGAGGAGCAAGTTAAAAGTTTCACCGCAACACCTTCACCTGTTACTGTTCATCAACCTCAGCAATTTTACGCCCCCGATCCGGTGACGGACCCGGAAGGCCATAAGAGGTATATGACTGAGCAGTTCAATGCCGGAACGCAATTGCGTTCCACCCTTGATACCGTTCTGAATGAGGTGAATAACTTCAAGCAGACGTTTCAACAGCAAAAGGTTAATGCGGACGTAGACCGTGCAGTTCAGGTCGTTAACGCTAAAGTAAAGGGCGATCCGGAGTTGGTGGAAGCGATGTTAAATATCGAATATACCAAAAATCCGACATTTAAAAAAATCTTCGACAACCGAGACCGCAACCCCTTTGCATACGAAAAAGCATTAGGGATCATTGCAGATAAGTTCGTTCCGAAGTTTCAAATAAGACAAGACCCTCAAATAGCAGAAAACGTCCGAGCCGCGCAGTCATCCCAACGAACGATGGCTACCACTCAAACCAATTCATCGATGGATGCAGTTGCGAACATGAATGAAATGGAATTCGAGAGGTGGAAGCAAAACCTTATGCGAGGTTAAAGGACAATGGCTTTAGATGTTTCAAACCTGACGAGCACTATACAGGCGCCCGTCAATTTCGTTTACATGCGCGGACTGTTGTCCGCAGCTCGTAAACGACTTCCATTTTTTAACGGAAGTCTTCCGGGACAACTGGAAAAAAAGGGTGGTTCGATGTCAGTAAAATGGCGTCGAATCGAAAATCTTGCAGCGACGACAACTGCTCTCAGTGAATTGTCGGAAAATGGGCCTTTGGTTTTTGGAGCAGGACGTTCGTCCGTTAAACCGACTATCACTGACATAACGGTTGCCAGTGCTAAATACGGCAATTTCGTCATTCTCACCGAAGAGGTAGACCTATTCAATATTTCTCCGATCACGATGGCCCTTATGGATACCCTTGGGGCTAATGCAGGGGAATCGCTGAATAGTTTACAGCGTGATGTGATGAAAGCCGGCACCAACGTTGAATTTGCCGGAGCTGTTGCCAATAAATCCGCCGTTGCCAGGGAAATACAGGCATTTGATATCAAGCGTTGTACTTCAAAACTTCAGTTGCAGTCGGCGCAAAAATTCGAAGCCGATGCCTTCGGAAGTCAAAATTACAACTCTCAGCCGGTCAGAGCTTCGTTCTTCGGTATTTGCAATACCGATGTCGAGGAGGATATTCGCGCCCTGACAGGATTCATTGGTGTCGAGCAATACGGTGGTTACACTCAGGTATACCCGTATGAATTTGGTGCGGCCAACGGTGTTCGTTGGGTTTCGACTGAAATAGCTCCGGTAGAAACCGCCGGCTCGACGACTTCCGCATCCAATGATTTCCGCGGAACATCGACTACGTTTGCAGATTTGTACTGGTCATTCATTTATGGAAAAGAAGCGATCGGGACCGTGGGTCTTGGCGAACAGCACGCCAAAGAAATTTATACGATGTATGATCCAGCCAGACCTCCGACTGTTGAACTGATCAAGAAGGAGATCGGCAGTTCCGGAGTTGGAGACCCGTTCAACGAATATGGGTCTATTGCATGGAAGGCATGGTATGCCGGTAAAATCCTCAATTCCAATTGGATGGTTTCACTGGTAAGCCTTTCTAAGGCTCAGAAGAAGTAAACCCAATATGGGAGGGCTTCGGCCCTCCCTATTTTTTGAGGCTATGTCCACATTCATTGATGGCGTAAATCGTCTACTCAGAATAAATACAATCATCTCAGGAGACGACGATGACATAACGACATTTTCTGATACTCAGCATGCGGCAGATATTTCATTGGCTCAAATAGCAATCCAGTCTGAAATAGCTGAGCTGGTCTCAGATAGGCTTATCTCATACGAAAAAGATTCGGCAACCATCACGCTGTTGACCGGGGTTAGAACTTATGGTCTCGAAACTGGATTCATTCGCTTCTACGGTCGAAATCCCAGCTTTTACGATTCGACTGACAACATCCGCATATACGAATACCCAGGCGGTGAAGACTATTTGAAGGATACTGATTTTCAGTATCAGACAACTCAGGGCGGTCCTCGATTCTGGTATTGGGTCGATTCGACTTCGAAGACAGTGGGGTTTTATAATGTACCGATTGCGTCCTATAACAATAGATCGTTGTCTTACGACTTCGAGACTAGCGTAATGGTTTCAAATTCCACGGATACAATGCCGTTCCATAACATCGAAGAATTTTATGCCTTTTCTGATTTAGCGGCGCGACGGTTCAAATTCCTAATTACCAAACAACCCGTTGGAGAACTGACCAAAGACGCGACATATTCGAACGCCAAATCCAGGCTTTATGCTTTAATGAGATCGACTAATCCAAAATCGTGGTATGGAAATCGGTATGGCTAGCCTTACATTCGAAGGCGGTCTGAATGAGCAGGATGTTTCTACGGTAGACCCATCCGAATGTATCTCTGGATACAATTTCGAATTGGGGAATTTGAATACTCATTTCAATCCCAGAAAACCTTTCGACCTTTTGGGCACCACCCCTAATGCCGCTTCGATTGATGGTTTCATACAACTCATCAAGAACGATGACTCCGAGACGACGTTGGTTCAAGCGGGAGACACCGTTTATCTTTGGGATGGAACTTCTACGTTTACCGTTAAGGGCAGCGTATCTTCGGCCAGCCGTTTGAGGGGGGTGACATGGGGGCTTGGGGGTTATTCGGTTATCATTGATACTGCAAAACAGACGGTCATCAAACAATGGGATGGGTCATCTTTTACCACTCTAACCACTGGGCTGACTCCCGCCACCCTATATGCCAAATATGGGATAGTACATCTAAGCAGAGTATGGCTATTCAATGTAAAGACGACCAGTGATACACCCCATTTACTCGTAGCATCAGCGTTCGAGACTCCAACGTCTTACGATACCTCAAAGAGAGCTAAAGACAGTTCTTTCAGTACAGGTAACGAAGCGTTTTATATGGTCACTCCTGACTTGCAGTCCATCAATGGAGTGGCATTATTTTTCAATACATTGGTTATTTCTACCGAGAAAGGAAGGCTTTGGAGACTTTCAGGAACTAATTCCACCAATTTTCAATGGGATCCGTTCTATGCAGGCTCGGCTGCGATAGGAACCGAGACCATGATGAATATTGGTGATGATGTTGTCTATATGAAAAAAGACGGCGTCATAGAATCATTGAGGTCCACTCAAACATTTGGAGATGTAAAGACTGATGACTTGTCCGCTTTCATCAGAGAAACAACAACTGGGTTGACATCTTGCATTACTATCTATGATCAAAGTCGTCAAAAAGTGTACTTTTTTGCCGGGTCGAATAAGTTATTAGTATTATTCAAGGAAATGATTGGTGCCAAGGGAGACAGCGGGCAAATTTTGTCTCCATGGTCTGTCTATAGAACAGACCATGCATCATCTTTTTCTACCAACGCCGCCATCTATATGAGACAACCCGGAGCATCGAATTATTTTGTATATTGGGGAGATAGTTTGGGGAGAATTTTCCAAATGGATGGAACCTCTCTAGGGGATGCCGGGACCACGAATATTGAATCGTCACGCAAGTCGGCCTTTTTTGAAAAACTAGAAGATGATTTTAAGAATATTATTGATCCTCAAACTGATTTGCTTAGGGGCAGGGTTTATTATCGTAGAGTTTCCGATACCGATCTGTTAATGGATTTTGAATGGGCTGACGATTTTTCTATAACTCGGTGTACGGTTCCATTGAGCGGGCCTGGGCAAGGAGACACGGCTTCATATTTCGGCGGGGCTAATTACTTTGGCGGTGCATTCTATTTCAATATAGGGTTCGCACTAACACAAAGAGTTTCAACTAAAGGATTCTCTCCCGTCGGCAGAGGGCCAGGGTTTTTCCTGTCGCTCACGATTCAAAATAACCAAGAATTCGACGTGATGAAAATTTCGATTCCGTGATACCAAAAGAAAAACGTGACAGACTATTCAGAAACGGCAAGCCTTTTTTAAGACAACTTAAAATAGTCGATGGTTCTAAGTATCACAAAGACATAGCATTACTTTGGGTAGCTCATCAGAGAAGACCGTTTTATGAAATGCCAGCATCTCTTACACAAGCCGAATTTGTCAATGAGATAATCGATATCTCCAAGCATACTGAACTTTTACTAGCAGATGATAAGAATCGAGAATTCAAAGAATCTGGTCCGGTTGCATTGATCGGCGTCCGGAGTAACGGATGGAAAGTAGAGCCACACGTTGAATTCTTCAAATGGTCCACACCGAGGAATATATTGAGGGTAACGGTCGCATTTTTGCAGATGATCCGCTACCGGAAGATAGGCACGTGTATCATTTATTCACTTGAAGACTCAACGAATCTTTTCGATAGATGTATCGAATATGGAGTTATGCAAAAAGTCGGGAGGATACCTAATGGGTGTCCTCTTGGTGATGAAATAGTTTATAGCATCCGCGGAAAGAGAAAATGTCAAAAACCATCAGGAAAGTAAGCAATACCGTAGGCGGTTTCTTGGGCCTTAAAGGACCACAAACTCAGGCATATGGAGGACCATCTAATTATTATACTCCACACAGTTCCAGCATAGACGGTAATGTTACGATCGATCCTTCAATTAGACGATTGCAAGATGAAGGATTGAATAGAGCCAATGCTATCTACGGAGATATTGGAAACGCGACTGATAGATATTTAGGCAATGCAAACTCTATCCGTGGATCATTCGGAGATTTGGGGAAAGATTTCCGCTCTATATTCGATTCGTTGAATACGAACAACGGTGCATTGATCCAGGCACGCGTGAATCCGGTTTTACGAAACTTTGCCTCTTTGCGTGGCAGCACTCAACAGAATCTTGGGGATCGCGGTTTAAGCGGTTCGTCCTTCGCTGATCAATCAATGCGCAACATAGAAACGGATGCCTCTACCGCTGAGGGTGATGCTAGAGCTATTGCGACACAGGAATCTCTTGCCGGAAGAGCGGGAGCTTTGAGCGGTATATCTCAAACGTTATCCGCACAACTGGGGATAGACGAAAGCACACTGAACGCAACGTTCCAAAAAGCCAGTATGCAGGCAGGTCTCAACAACGAAAACTACCAAGTCGCAGCCACTCGTTTACAACAAGAATTAGCATCTCTTGGATTAAGTTCACAGCAAATACAACAATCGATAAACGCATGGGCACAGAATCAACAGAATAATCTATCTGGATATCTCGGACAAACCGGAAGAATAGGTACGATAGGTAAAATAGCCGGTGATGTTCCGAAGATGTTCAACATTGGTGGTATTTGATATGGCAGGCTTAAACAGACCCACCCTCAGAGACTTACCCAGCACTCCTTCGGAGCAAAACTCATTGGCTGAATACATAGACAGCCTTCCAGAGAAGCGTGGATTCCTTGGAGGTCATGGCCTCGACCCGTCTGATCCTAAAGATATACCGCTGATACAGCAAATGATCGATGCGACTATTCAAGGCACTATTAATGAATCGCACGTCAAGAAACTGATGACGCGCAATCCTATCGCTGCTCCTATTTTTGCAAACGCCCTCAATACACAAAAACAATACCGAGAGAAATCAGGGAAAATCCAGGACGTTTTGCAGGGAAGTTTCCAAGCTGCGGAATCAATGCCTTCTGGTCAACAAGGGCCTGAAAGACCCGAGTCTTATGACTACGAAAAAGCCATAAACCGTCTCAACGCAATGGGAGAAACCGAAAGGGCTGATAAAGTCGCAGAACAATGGAAAAAGGTAATGGAAGCACGGCGAGGTAGGCAAGGACTCTATGGTGGAGTTCTCTATTCACGGGATAAAGAAGGCGGGATTGTTCCTTATTCGGTAGACGAGAATACAAGACAGGCCGTACAAATAAGTCCGCCTCCGGGGACAGAAGCGATGATGCCGGTCATACCGACACCTGGCATCGGTCCTGGTGGTCCTGGAATTTATAACGTGCCAAGCCGTGCCACAGTTTCCGGTGGGTCGTCTCAAGTACCTGGCCTACGGCCTCTGCCAACGGCAGAGGAAGCGAAGACATCAGGATCGGCATCCACCGCTTTTGAAATGGCCGATCGCCTGTCTAAATATATCAACGGCAAAGGTATGGTTGATGATAAACCAGTTACTAAAGTAGAAGTCGGGCCTGTTGCAGGGAGGTTGCTTAGAGCGAAGGCCTTAACGGGGATCGGAGAGCTAACAGATTCGGAAGCTGATGTTTTATCCATCGAACAGAATCTAAGTAATCAGCTTTTACAAGCCATGCGTGGTGCACAGGTAGGTCCAATGGAACAGGAGAGATTCGATAAATCTCTTCCTAGGATTGAACAACCATTGGCTCTTTTCAAAGCAAACATCAAAACGACGATGCAGAATCTAGAAACTCTTCAAAGGCAGACCGCTACCATGCGCCCTATTACCCCAGCGGAACGTAAACCCTCTGGTGATTCTGCTACGACTGAAAGATCGGCCAGAGAAGCCGCCGCGTTGAGAGCGTTGAGAGGTAAATAATGGACGTAGCTAGATTTAAACAAGTATTTGATACACTGGATGAAGAAGGGCAAAAGAACGTCATCGCGCAATTGTCAGACGAAGAATTATCCGCTATCGGTAATTTCAAACAGGCCAACCCGGTTTCGCGAGTAGATGACGCTATTCTTCCCTATCTCATGCAGCGTGATGTAATCACTGCGGCTAAAAATATACCTTCGAGCGTAGCTAATGTAGTTTCTGGCCTGGCTCAAACAATTTCTCATCCTATAGATACGGCTAAATTACTACACAAAGGATACCGAGGAGCAATTCAGAATGTATTAACATCCGGACGGATCAATCCGTATGAAGGAATGGAAGAAGACAAACGTATTGCTGATTCAATAGGCCAGCACTACAAAGAAAAATTCGGTGGTCTGGAAAATATACGCAATACCGCTATCAACGATCCGGTGGGCTTAATGGCGGACATAGCCGGTGTAGGCTCTTTGGGTGGATCGGTTCTTAGACTTGCCGGCGCAGAGAAAGCCGCCAAAGTCGCGCAAAATATAAGTAGCAGCATAGACCCTATTTCACAGTCCATTAAAACCACAACGTCCAGCATAAAGCCATTTTATAAAGCCGTTGTCGGCAAAACGAGCGGCGTCGGTCCTAACGTGGTCGAACAGCAGCTAAGGGGCAGTCCTGAGTTTAAATCGGCTATGGACTCCATGGGGAACAAGGTAAAGCGATCCGTTGGGAGAGGTGGAGAATTTAATTCTGAATACAACATTGTAGAAAATACCCAAGATGCCTTGGTGAATCTCAAACAAATTAGGGGGGACGCTTATCGGTCTAAACTCGAAAATCTAACTAAAGCCAAAGAAGAGATTCCGATAGATGACATCAAAACCGCCGCTGATGGTTGGCTTAAACGATTCAATATAACGGAAACGTCCGATGGCTTGGATTTCAAATTCTCAAAACTTAGAACAAACCCTCAAGCTATGGCCGAAGTTAAAACGATATACGAAACCATAGTGGATTGGTCTACTAAAAAGCGATTAACTCCATTGCAATTAGATGAATTGAAACAAACCATCGATGGGGCATATTCTTCTACGAGCCAGTCTCGGGCTATGGTGCAGAGTTTGAAGAAATCGGTCCATGATAAAGTAGTATCCGCCGTGCCTGATTATGCCGAAATGACTAAGGACTACGCAAAAGCCACGGAAATAATTAAAAATATAGAGCGGTCCTTGGGTGCCGGAACTAGAAGCTCAGCCGACACAACTATTCGTCGGTTGACGATGGCGTTGAGAGAAGACAAGTCTCTACGTAGAGATTTGCTGACTATATTGGATACCGCCGGCAAACAAGACATCAGTGCATCTATATCCGGAGCTATTTCCAGACCTTTCGTATCAAGAAGTCTTGAATCGACTTTATCCGCTGGAACACTGGGAACCGCCGCTTTTCTTTCCAGCCCATATTTAGCGGCGTTAATCCCACTAGCCTCTCCTAGAATCGTTGCCGAGTTGAACGTCGTTTTAGGGCAGATAGGTAGAGCTGCTACTTCACCAACCGGACGTAATGTGAATCTCGGTGCTTATCAAGCCGGTACTTTGAATCAATAGGAGCATAAATGGGAACAAAATATGCCGCCGTTTCCATCAGCGGCTATAACGCTACACCTCCGCCAGACGATGGGACTGTATCGGAAGCAAATAAAATTAAATGGTCAACTATAAAATCGAAACTTCCCGATCCTCTCAAGACAGCAATCGAGTCGATCGATTCCAGGCTACAGACAGCGTTTGATCGCGGACCGACAGTACTGACATCCAATACGACTCTTGGTGTTACTCATTATGAAAAAATAATACAGGTATCCGGAGCATCTGTAACCCTGACCCTGACGGATGCAGCATCCCTCGGGGCCGGGTGGAATTGTAGAATAGTAAATACTGATGCGTCCAATACTATAACAATCGCACGAGCGACCAGCGGAGATACTATAAACGGAAGCGCGGCGAATTTCTCTTTACCTTCGAATACAACAGTTGACGTATTCGTCATTGGTGCTGCGAATGGGTTTAGAATTATCCAAATTGTCGCTCTACCGCTCACCCTGATCACATCCAATTACACAGACGATTCCGTTACCTACGCGAAGATTCAAAACGTCACGACGACGGATAGAGTGCTTGGGCGCTCCAGTGCCGGAGCCGGCGATATT